GTGTCAAAACTTGCAGGAAAACTTCTTTCAAATCCACGTACATCTGAAGAAGAAGGTGCCAGAAACTTTCAAAAAAATCTTGCAGATCCAGTAGGTCGTGCTGTTAAAGGTGCTGCAAAAACGGTTCTTGGTGTTGGAGATAAAAAGAATAAAGAAATGATGCAGAAGCGTCGTCCAAATTAATTCTCTTTTTATAAATAAATAAAAAAATGTTTATAAGAAATGAATTCAAAAGAATATAGGGAATTTTTAGAATCGTATATTGGAATTTACGAACAACCAGTAGACGATCATTACGATTCTTATGAACCAGAAGGTGAGGAACTTTCGGAAAATGATCTTTTTAATTATTTTTTAGAGTACTTAGTTTCAGAAGGTTATGCTGATACTAATGACGCCGCAATCGTTATTATGGCGAATATGAGTGAAGATTGGAAGCAAAGTATTATTGAGGGTATGAATCCATCTGCTACTCCTGCTGCAAAACAGCAAGCAACTAAAACTGCAATAGACTTTTTTACAAAACCAGTAAAAAAAGTTCCACCATATGAAGCAAAAAAACCACGTTTTCCTGCATTAACTGTTCCTGATTTCAATTTAGGTACTGAAAAACCAAGATCAAAACCTCCAGTATTTGGTAGAGATGATGGTAGAACTGAAAGAAAACCCTCAGCAAGTGAAAAACCAAAACCACGTGCAGCAACTCCTACACCAAAACCACGTGCAGCAACTCCTATAGCAAAACCAAAACCATCTGCAACTCCTACAGCAAAACCATATGATGGTCCTGGATATAAGAAAGATACTTCAGTTCAGGATATGATAGATAGATCTAAGCAAAGACAGCAACAAACATCAAAACCAGAAACATCAAAAACAGAGAAACCAAGACAACCAATTTCTACTGGTTCTGCTGGTGTTGAAGGTGTAAAATTTGTAGAAAAAGGTTCAAGTGCTGCTGCTGGATCTCCTGCAAAACCGGTTCGTGATAGAATGTTTGGATTATCGCCAAGAGAAAGATCTCAAATGAGAAAATGAGTACCACTTTTTAAACTGGCACACTAGAGGGTCTCACCACCCTCTTTTTTTGTATACTTGATTCAGTTCAAACAAATTCAATGTCTGTTCACCACGAAATCAAGTCTCAACTTGCCAAACTGCTTGCCACTGAGGATCTTGTGGTTGAGCACAAGAAGTGTGAGACTGCTCAATTTAATGTCCACACTCGGGTTTTGACTCTACCCATGTGGGAGAAAGCAAGCAATGTTGTGTATGACCTTTTGGTAGGGCATGAAGTTGGACATGCTCTTTATACCCCTGATGAAGATTGGACTGATAATTATAAAATTCCTCCTCAATTTGTAAATGTTGTTGAAGACGCACGTATTGAGAAATTAATGAAGCGTCGTTATGCTGGTCTTGCTAAGACTTTTTATAATGGATATAAAGAATTGTCTGATGAAGATTTCTTTTGTCTGAAGGATGAAGATGTTAATACTTACAATCTTGCAGATCGTGTTAATCTTTATTTTAAAGTTGGAAATTATATTGATCTAAAGTTTAATGAAAATGAACAGGAAATTATTAATCTAATTGCATCTGCAGAAACATTCACTGATGTTTTGGAAGCATCTCAAAAGTTGTATGAATATTGTAAGCAACCTCAGGGGAAAAAGGAAGTAATTGACTATGTAGATAATAAAAATCAGAAAACTAGTTCTGGTGGGACATCCGATTTTATTGATCAAGAAGAGGGTAATAATGATCAATCCGAATCTACCGATTCTCAGACTGAAAGTTCTTCTACACCTAAACAATCTTCAGATGAAGGAAATGAAGGTGGTGAAAAGAATGATCCTGAAGTAAAAACTGCAGATTCATTTGAAGAAGCACTTAAGAATCTTGTTGGAAATAGTGAATATGATAATGTTTATGTTGAAGTTCCTAAAATTGACATAGACAAAGTAATTGTTTCTAATTCAGAGATTCATTCTCTATGTAAAAAAACTTGGGATTCTCATGATTCTTCATACGAAACTTTGTTTAGTGAAGTTGATAGGAGGTATATGCAATTTAAGCGTTCTGCTCAAAAAGAAGTAAATTATCTTGTGAAAGAGTTTGAGTGTCGCAAAGCAGCAGATTCCTATGCTCGTGCATCGATTTCTAAGACTGGTGTTCTGGATTGTTCCAAATTGCATTCTTACAAATATAATGAAGATATTTTCAAGAAAGTAACTACTCTTGCTGATGGTAAAAATCACGGTCTGGTATTTGTTCTCGATTGGTCTGGATCTATGTCTGCAGTTATGGAGGACACTATTAAACAACTTTATAACTTGATTTGGTTCTGTAGGAAAGTTTCTATTCCTTTTGAAGTTTATGCTTTCACTTCAGAATATCCTATTGTACAATACGATAATAATGGTAAAGCAAATATTCGTGATTCTTTTTATGAAAAAAAAGAAGGAGTTTTTCATATTCCTGAATGGTTCTCTCTAATGAATCTTCTTACTAGTAAAGTTAATAGTAAGACTCTTGATGATCAAATGAAAAATATTTTTAGAGTTGTTGAGTATTTTCGTAATTCTGTTTACTATTCTATTCCTTCGGGAATGAATCTTTCTGGGACACCTTTGAATGAAACTTTAATCTCTCTGTATCAAATTCTTCCAAAATTCAAGAAAGAGAATAAATTGCAAAAAGTTCATTGTGTAATTTTGACCGATGGTGAAGGTCATCCTCTCAATTATCATCGTGAAGTAAAACGTAGTTGGGAAAAAGAACCATTTCTTGGGACTGCTACTATTGGGTCTAATGCATTTTTGAGAGATCGTAAAACTGGAAATACTTATCTACTTAGTTATGATGCAGTTCAAGTCAGTGATATTATTCTTCGTAATCTGAGGGATAATTTTACAGATATGAACTTTATTGGTATTCGTATTCTGGAAAATAGAGATGCTGGTTATTTTATCCGACGTTATTGTGGTGTTTATGGTGATATGCATGATAAAGTAATGAACACTTGGAAAAAAGAAAAAGCATTTTCTATTAGTAATTCTGGATATCAAAGATATTTTGGTCTTTCTTCAACTACACTTTCTCAAGATACTACATTTTATGTTTCTGAAGACGCATCTAAATCTCAAATTAAATCTGCATTTGCAAAAAGTTTGAAATCTAAAAAAATGAATAAGCGTGTTTTGAGTGAATTTATTCAATTTGTTGCTTAAATAAATGAGACCTTTTGGTCTCATTTTATAAATATTTAAAAAATTAGTAACTAATATGGATTCATTTAATCTACGCAGTTTTAGAGAAGCGTATGAAGCAGTGTATTATCAAGAAGAAAATATCTTTGAAGATATTGTAGATTTTTGTTTGTCTGCTAATATTTTTGAAACTGTAGAGGAAACGGAATATTTCGCAAACTTAATTATTGAAAATGATCTTGTAGAAACTTTTGCAAATGATGTTTTTGAATATTGCGAATTGCTGGATGAATCCTATATTATTGAAGTTAGTGCAAGTTCCATAGCAAAAGGATTGAAACTTGCAGGGGGACTTTTTAAAAAGGCTGCTCCAGCAGCAAGAGGTCTTTCTAGTAAAACAATGGTTAAGCAGGGACTTAGACCAACTGGTTTAAGTTCTAAAGGTAAACCATTAAGTGGTGCTGCTAAATCTGATGATATTGCTAGAACGCAAACCGCAAGGGCAGAAAGAAAACCACCTGCACCAGCAACAGCAAATAAGTATGGTCAAATGCTTGCTGCAAAGAAAGCAGCAGCACCTAAACCAGCAGCAGCACCTAAACCAGCAGCAGCACCTAAACCAGCAGCAGCACCTAAACCAGCAGCACCTAAATCGGGAGGAATGACTCCTTCTTATGTTGCAAAAAGAGGAGTAACTGATACTCTTGCCACCACATTGGCATTGGGTATGGGTCACATGGCAGGACTTAAACCTGCAACTAATGTATTGAGACAATTTGCACAACCTATTGTTAGAACTGTAAAAAGTGTTGCTCCAAAAGCACCTACATTGGCTCCTTCTGCAACTAAAACTGCAAAAAAAGTAACAGGTGCTGCTGCGGATCCTTGGAAGCAACTTCCTAAAGGTCCTCAATCGCAAAAAGGACTTCCTAAAGAAGGACCATCAAGTCCTCGTCCAAATAGAACATTGGCAGGTTCTCCAACTCCAAAAGCACTTCCTTCTGCTGGTCAAACATCAGCACCTAAAGCACAAAAACCAACATTTAAACCTGAAGCATTACCTAAGACTCCAAAAGCGTCACAACCTGGTGGTGCATTAGTTCCTACAAGAGGACCTAAACCAACATTTAAACCTGAGGCACTTCCTAAAACAACTCCAGGAACAGTACAAAGAAGTGTAAATACTCCTCCAAGTGGAACTTCAACCTCTGCTAAAACACCTAAAAAAACACCAACTCCTTCATCTGGAGGTTCTAAATCTGGTGGTGGATTGACATATACAACTCGTGCTGTATTGTCTCCAGCAGAAAAAACTGGAAATATGAAATATCCTGGACTTGAAAAGTATTCAACTGGGTCTGGTCCTGGAACAGGTGGAGCAAAAGCACCTAAAAAATCTAGATTAGGACCTATTGCTGCTGGTTTAGGTGCCATTGCTGCTGGAGCATCAGTATCACAAAACCCATCTGAAAACAAAAATAAAAAACCATCAGGAAAAGTATCAAACATTGAAAAACCAAAGAAAACAGTTACTGGTGAAGATGTAAGAAAGAGTTTTGATACTGCTTTTGCAACAGAAAGAAAACTTAAAGGATCTAAAGGTACTTTCAGATGGACAGATCCTTCATCTGGAAAATCTGGTACATACACTACTAAACTAAGAGGAGAATCTGTGGACAATTTTGATCTTATTCTTGACGCTCTTTTAACTGAGGGTTATACTAATACTGAAGCACTGCAAATTATGAGTAATTTGGATGAAGCTGCTGTGACTAAACTTCTACTAAAACTTCAAAAAGCTTTACCAAAATTATCTTCTAAAGGTAAAGAAATGGCATCAAAAATTATGAAAAAACAAGATTCTACTGCTGCTGATCTTGAAAGACAAAAAATGGCACCAGTTCGTAAGCAACAAACAAAACAAAGACAAGAAAGAGAAACAGAAGATAGATATGGTCATCCATCTTTGAGTGCTAGAGAAAGAAATTCATCGATGCGCTGATAGTGGACACTTTCTAAACTGTCCACATGAGGGGGAGCAATCCCCCTTTTTGCATCTATAATATCTGAGTTGAACAAAACAACCCACTTATTATGCCCCGCAAGATTTCTGTGAATGATCAACAACTCATTGAAAGCATCAAAGAACTTTATGGTTCTGAGATTACTTCTGGTGATTTGAAAGGTTTCTGTGCTTCCCGCAGTCTGAACTATCAAACTGTTACTCGTCGTCTTGAGAATTACAAAACCAGTCGTGGTCGTTGGAATCTGGAAGTGACTCAAGAACGTGTTGAAGAGATTGAGCGTTCTTATAGTGCTCCTGCAGTTCTTCCTGTTATTGAACAAAATCTCATTCCCGATAAAGATGATACCTTCGTCAAGTTTGGTAACTTTAACGATATTAAAAAGATTATCCAGTCCCGTCTCTTTTACCCTACGTTTATTACGGGTCTTTCGGGTAATGGTAAAACGTTCTCTGTGGAGCAAGCGTGTGCTCAACTTAAGCGTGAATTGATTCGTGTAAACATTACTATTGAAACTGATGAAGACGATCTTATCGGGGGTTTCCGCCTTGTTGATGGGAGTACTGCTTGGCACAACGGTCCCGTCATTGAGGCATTGGAGCGAGGAGCAATCTTGCTTCTTGACGAAATCGACCTCGCTAGCAACAAGATTCTGTGTCTCCAATCCATCCTTGAAGGAAAAGGTGTCTTCCTGAAAAAGATTGGTCGTTGGGTGAAACCTGCTGCTGGATTCAATGTGATCGCCACCGCAAACACCAAAGGTAAGGGTTCTGACGATGGTAGGTTCATCGGAACCAATGTGCTCAATGAGGCATTCCTGGAGCGTTTCCCTGTGACCTTTGAGCAGTCCTATCCTCCTGTTACAACTGAGCAGAAGATTCTGGAAGGTATTGCTCTGGACCTTGGTGTGGAAGATCGTGACTTCTGCAAGCGGTTGGTAGACTGGGCAGACATTATCCGCAAGACTTTCTACGATGGTGGTATTGAGGAAATCATTAGCACTCGTCGCTTGGTTCACATCATTCGCGCCTACAGTATCTTCCAAGATAAGGCAAAAGCAATTCAAGTGTGTGTAAACCGCTTTGATGACGAAACCAAGCAAGCATTCCTTGAACTTTATGACAAGGTGGATGCTGATTTCCAAATGCCAGTTGACGAACCACAAGTAAACTGATATAATTGGGGAAGGTAAAATTATAACCTTCCCTCTTATTATGGACGAGTATCCTTATTCAAATATTGACTGGAAAATGAATCCAGAATTTCAATATACAATGAGTTTAAACAATCTAGATCAAATTCAACTTGAAAAAACTCCAATCATCATGAAAGATAAAAACGAAAACGGTTTTTGGAAATATAACGAAGATAAAATTTTGAAACAACTTGAAGAATACATTGCCAGTACATACAGGCAACATTATGTTGATCGAACTGGCGGCGGAAAAGAACAAACCCTTGATAAGATCAAACACAATCGCCGTGAGGGTTTTTGTGCAGGTAATGTGACCAAGTACATTGATCGATATGACACAAAAGGAACTCCACGTGCAGATCTTTTTAAAGTTCTTCACTATACAATTCTTTTGATTAATCACCTGAATTTGATTGAGAACAAATGAAAATTAAACCTCCAATGAAACTATCTGAAAATACTATTAACATCCTGAGAAATTTCTCTGGAATTAATAATTCTATCTACGTAAAAAAAGGAAATAAACTTCGCACTATTTCAATTGCCAAGAACATTCTTGCTGAAGCAGAAATTTTAGAAGAGTTTCCTCGCGATTTTGCAATTTATGATTTGAGTCAATTTCTAAATGGTTTGAGTCTTCATAAAGATCCAGATCTTGATTTTAGTGAAGAATCTTATATTACTATTCGTGAAGGTAAGCGTAGGGTTAAGTATTTTTATGCTGATCCTAATGTAATTATTTCACCTCCAGAAAAAGAGATTGAACTTCCCTCAAAGGATATTTGTTTTCATCTTGAAAATGGATCTCTTATCAAACTTGTTAAAGCAGCATCAGTTTATCAACTACCTGATATTTCTGTTATCGGCAATGCAGGTGCTATTCGTATGGTTGTTCGTGATAAGAAGAATGACACTTCAAACGAATATTCCATTGTAGTTGGAGAAACTGATACTGATTTTGTTTTTAACTTTAAAGTAGAAAACATTAGTAAAATTGATTCTGACCAATATGATGTAGTTGTTTCATCTAAACTTTTAGCACAATTTACGAACAAGAGTAAGAGTCTTGTTTATCATATTGCAATGGAACCTGACTCTACATTTGGATGATTGAATTTATCTCATATCTTTCTACTAATGGGAAAGATATTTACAAGTTGCTTTCTAAAAAAATTCATTTTGCAGAAAATACTTCAATTTGCAGAAAGCACAAGATTTATGGATGGTTCGAATCATCTTCAAAAACAATGGTGTTTTGTACTCAAAGAATTAAATCAAATCCTGATTTTAAATATTATGTTGAAGAAACTTTACTTCATGAATCTGCACACGTTGCCCAATACTGCAAGGGACGTGGTAAAGTGGTTCCGTTGGGATTGAATGCTAACTATTTGTCTTCTAGAAGAATTGAAGACTTGAAAATTTCCGTTTCTATGTTTGGAAATGAAATTAGAAAAGTTGAAACAGAAGCATACTGGTTAGAAAACAAACCATTGGAAGTAAAAACTCAAATTTTAAAATACTGTTTTTGACATGAACATCTTTGTAACAAATGAATATCCTGCGGAAAGTGCGCTTTGTCTTCCCGACAAGCATATTGTTAAAATGCCACTAGAGTGTTGTCAGATGCTTTCCATTGTCGCTTCTAAGTGGTATCATAACTATGGTCCCCTTCTAAAAGCAGATAGCACTCCTTACAGCACTGAGAAAGGTGCTTTCCGCAATCACCCTTGCACAAAGTGGGCAGCAGAAAGCATTCATAATGCTTACTGGTTGATCAAGCACGGTCTTAATCTGTGCGATGAATACACTTTGCGTTATGGTAAAGTTCATTCTTGTTACAAGACTCTTGTAGATGCTTATTATCTTTTCCCCCGTGGTAAAATTGATAAGGTAGAAAACTTCGTTCGTGCAATGCCAGACGAGTACAAACTTGACACAAGCATTGATACTTTTACTGCTTACAAGATGTATATCGCATCCAAACCTTGGGTTGCATCTAATTATCTTCGTATGCCACAACGCAAACCTGATTGGGTCTAAATTATGACAAGTGAATTTCTTTTTGTGGAGAAGTACCGTCCTCAAGTAATTGAAGATTGTATTCTCCCTGATGAAACTAAAAAAACATTCAAGGAGTTTGTAGAGAAGGGTGAGATTCCAAATCTTCTTCTTGCTGGACCTCCTGGCATTGGTAAAACTACCATTGCAAAAGCATTATGTAATGAACTAGGGGCAGATTATTATGTCATCAACGGATCCGACGAAGGACGTTTCTTGGATACTGTACGGAACCAAGCAAAGAACTTCGCTTCGACCGTCTCACTTACGGGATCTTCTAAACACAAAGTCATCATCATCGATGAGGCGGATAACA